TATCTAATTCTTTTGCTGACATTTGAGCATCTAGAGCTAAATCTAAATAATCTACATCAGAACTAGCATCTTTTTCTTTGTCAACCTCTACAAACATATGCCCCAAACCTGGGTGATGTGCTAAGAATTTTTGTAGTATTTGATTTTCTTTTGGAACAAATAATAGTCCATCTTCAAACACAATTGGTTCTAAGATTACATTTTTATCTTGCTCATCCTCAAATATACTTTTTTGATTTTTAGAATATCTTAAAGCTCTATTTACTCCTGTTTCTTCATCAAACCATAAAAGAGATTTTCTTTTAGTGTTTCTAGATGGTATAGAGTAACTTAATGGAGCTTGATTTTTAGTTAATTTGTAAGCTTTGTTTACAAAAGATTTTTTTTTGTGTTTTACTGCGTTTGTGGTTTTTTTTGCAGCAATAGTTTTTTTTGAAGTTGTCATTTGATTTAAATTTAATTTGATTTATAATTAAAAGGCCCAACATTAAGCTGAGCCTTTTAGTATTAATTACTTCTAGTTATTGAAAATAAAGAAGTTGTTAGCACCTAAAGTACATAGAGCTCTTTCTGATAAGAAGTTTACTTCCATCGCATCTAAATTCGATGTAGCAGCTCCTCCAGCTGAACCTGTAATCCAAGTTTTGTAACGTCTGTCTTCAGTTTCTGAAGCTCTGTATCGAACATGCAAGAATGGTCTCTTAGCGTTCTTTCCAAGAACTTGGTCGTATACAGTTGTAGAACCTGCAGGAACTAATATTCCATTTATAGCTCCACCAACGATATCACCGCGCATTGTCGGATCGTTTAGGTATTTCCAATCAGTTTTGTAAAAGTCGTAACCTCTACGGAAACCTGAAAAACCTAAATTAAGTGCCATTTCTTCATCATTGTCAAAAAGACCGTAAGAAGTTCCACCTGCTCCGTAAGAATTTTGAGCAGCTAACATATCATCGATATCAAATCCAAAGTCTCTATTTAAGAAAATTACATTCTCTTCAATAGAACCTTGCTTATCTAAACGCGAAATGATTGCATCAAAATCTGCTAAAGCATTAGGGTTTCCACCTGCCCACACATTTCCTCTTTGCTCAACAACATAGAAAAGTCCTTCAGAACCTTTATTACCTACACCAGAGGCAACACCTTCTACAATTGCAGCTGCTCCACCACCTGCTTCCGCTGGTACTGCTTCAACCATTGCTGTTTCAAGATAATCTTCAAAACGTAAACGAGTTTCGTGCTCAGACTTCATGTACCATAAGAATCCAGTTGCACCGTTTTCTGTAGTTACTTCAATCCATCCAATTTGTGCCATATCTGAACCTGATACTGCGTAACGGTCTTTAATGATAATTGGAGAGTTTTCAAAGATTGAATCATCAGCCTCTAATTGACCTTGCATTCCGATAGAACCTTTTTGAAATTCTGAACCATAAATGAATAATGAACACACAACTGCTGCTGCCATTGTTTGTCCTCCTGCTTCGTAATAAGCAACATCAATTGTACCTGCTGCAGTATCTACTGCTGTTACAATTGCTTTGTTACTATTTGTAGAGGCTGCTGTACTGTCAGATAACATAATTGTTTGACCAACACGAATAGCAATAGAACCAGAACCTGGTACTAATACGTCTCCAATTGTCAAAGTAGCTATATCTTGACCAGCTGCTGCTGCTGAAGTTACATTTGTGTACTTTGTGTGTAATCTTCCTTGCTCTGCCCATTTGATAAGGTCTGAGTTAGAAGGCATTTCAGCGCCTACCATTCTTAAGAATGATGCTACTGATCGATTACCATATCTTTCAAATTCTTTTTCATAAGTATCCGGGAGATACTGATTTAAGAAATCAAAGTTTGTAATATAGTTTGTTTGTAATAAGACTTGCTCCGAACTTGGTTGCAAATCAAAACCTGGGGTTGCTTGAACTGATCCTGCCATGATTTTATTTTTTTTAAATTATTTATTTATTTTTATTGCTTCTTATCCTTAAGCCTTTACCGTTATTGTTGCTAATTGCTCTAGCTTTAAATCCTGTATCACCAATTTTTTGTGGCGTAGTTCTGACATTCATGTTGATGTTTTTACTTTTTTTAGTAATATCACCTACACCATCTGCCTTACCTTGCTCGTAAAAATACTTAGCAAAACGTTCAGGATCCATAGCAGCACTTAATGCTCTATGCCAGCCTTGTGCATCTGAAATCAAACCATCTTCCCCAATATATTTTCCTATAAAATTATTTAGGTTTATTTGTTTAGATTTCATTTCCTGAGCATCTCCATAAGAATAACCTATTTTTTTATCTCCTATTTCGAACTCAAAACCTTTGAATTCAGGATTAAAAACTTCGTTTGTTCTTTTTTCAAAATACTCATTCTTTTTTCTATTAGCTTCTTCAATAGTTTTAGACTCTTGAATATAACTTTTATAAGCATCAAGCTCTTTTTGAATTTCATCAGAAATAGTTTTCCCACTTGACTCAAGAGGAACACTATATTTTTCTTTAAAATCATTAAGATATTTTTTTGCTTTAGAAAGTTCTCTTTTTTTAGCTATATTTTTCTTTTTAATTTCAGACTCATCATCTATATCTTCATCGTATGAAAATTTAGATTCCATTAAATAATGAATATCTTCATTATCTAAATCCTCTTCTGTTAAAGAATAATATTCAGCTAACACTTGATCGTCTTCTAGTTCATTGTAATTTTTATTTGCTTTTACAAAGTCACTAAAGCCTCGACCAGTTTCTTTTTTAAAATTTAAATACTTAGAAACATCTTCTGGTAATTCTTGATTCATTTCTCTTTGAGTAAATAAATCATCTATTGAAGATATTTCTTTGTCTTTATATCTGTTTTTAATATATGAAAGAACGTCTTCATCTTTTATTTCAACAGGCTCTTCTGTTTTTAAAGTCTCTTCTGTTTTCAAAGGACCCTCTGTTTTCAAAGGCTCATTTTCTACTAAAGACTCATTATTTAAAGATTGCTCGTGTTTTTCTAAAAGATTTTTTTCTACCTCTTGAACAGATTTTTGTTCAATTGGATTTACTTCTTTTACTGTTAATTTCATTTAATTTGATTTTTACAAAGTTAATAATTTAATTTGATTTAATTTTATCCTATCATCTTGGCTCAAATTCTGCTAAATCAAAGCCATCTAAACTATCTTCTGATGATTCAAAACTAATAGGAGGTAAATTGTTTTTACGCTGTTCTATTAATTTAGATTGCTCTGTATTTGCTTGAGATATTCTTTTAGACTTTGCGTCTTCTCTTTGAGTTTCTCTGCTTTTTAATCCATCAAGCTCAACTCCTTTTAATTGCATGTTAAGCTTAAACTCTAACTGCATTAACTCAGCTTTTATAGCTGCTTCACCTTGCATTTTTTGAACAGCAAATTTAGATTTAGCTTCTTCTATCTGCATTTCAGCTTGAGTTTCCATTTGAAGCTTTTGCATTGCTGTTTGAGCTGCCATTTGTTGAGATTGCATATTTATTTGACCTTGCTGCTGGGCTGCTGCTGCTTTTTGCTGTTGTTCAATATCTTGCTTAGCTTTTCTTTTAAGTTTTAAAACTTGATTGGCTAATTTTATATTTCTAATTTCTCTAATATCAATAGCGTCTTCTAAATTTATTGAATCACGCTGCAAAGCCATTTGAATATTAGCCTCTAACATTCTTTTTTGTTCTTCATCTGGCTGTATTTCAATAAATATTCCAAAATCACTAAGATATAATTCTTTTATTTCATCAAGAATTCCAACATTAAACTTACCAATTTGGTTTACAAACTCTTCTCTAAAATCAGAGTATTCAAGCATATCTGCAATTCTGCTAGATAAAGCGGTACAAAGTCTTTGACTTATCTCTAATCCTGAATCTAATATATGTCTTGTTGCAGTATTACTACTTAATGCTGCTAATTTTTGCAATCCTACTAAAGAGTAAGAGTCAGGCGTAGAGCCATCTCTAGCTTCATTTAAACCTGTAACATCTCTTAGCATTTGTAAATAATGATTATAAGAGCCTATTAAACTTTGAATTTTTGCTTGACCTGAACTACTGTTTAATTGCTGAATAGGAACTTTTGCTTGATTAAAATCACCATCTTGAGTGTAGCTTCTGCCAATAACAGATCCTGTTTGAAAAAACATTCTTAAAGCATCTTCTGGATTATATGCCTGACCTGTTCCTAAGTCAACTTCATTTAATCCATCTGCATCTATAAACACGCCATCAGGAACAACTCTAGATATTACTTGTTGCAATTTTAAATGAGTAATTTGAATTAAATCAGCAAACGTAATCATTCTTTTGACTAAAGATTCTAAAGCTCCTTTATACATTCTTGGAGCACAAGCTACAAATTCAGGATATACTTCTTGAGACGCCGATTGAGGTCTAGCCATATTTTCAGACATTTCCCATTTAAGAAGAATATTTGTACCCATTACCATAACGCCTTCATACCAAACATCAATTGTTTTAGATACTTTTTCAAACCTACCTTCTTCCATCATTTCTTGAGTAGGGTCAAAAGTATCGTCTTTTTCAATTAATCTTTCTGCACCAGAAGCATTTACTTTTTTCTTGTAAGTAAAAGTTTGAGTTGTTTTGTAATTAAAAAACAAAACAGTTGCGCTATCTTTACTAAACAGGCTATTATTATAATATTGAGCAGTATTGTTATAATCATACCAACTTTGACTGTATTTAGATATTTCTTCCATATCTACTCTTGTCAAGCTTGGGTCTATTTTTTTAAGTTCTGTTATTGGAAGTGTTTTAATTTCCCCCCAATAAAAACAATCTTGAAAATGAGGGTCTTCTGTGTAACTATAAACAACATTAGCGGGATCAACATAATCAATTACTATTCCTGCACCTGGTAAAAATCTATTTTTACACATAGAAATACCCAAAACAGTTTGATCATAATAAAGTTGTTTTTGTATTTCATTATATCGATTGCTTTCTAAAACGGTATTAATAGCTTCTTCTTCAGCTATTTCAATAGACGGCTTGTATTTTAATTGCATATGAAGAGCCAACTCTTCAGAAGTATTTGGAACTTCTTCTTCTGATGTAGCAAAAGTATCTATTCCAAATTGATTTTGAACCTGCTTCATTAGATCTTTAGAAAGCATATCTTTTTCAAGTTGTACTTGATATTTGCTTCTTTTGTCCAAAGACATTCCATCTTGAGCGTATGCATTTACTTTAAAAAGCCTATCTGACATTCCATTAACAACAATATCTACAAATTTTGGAATAATAGGAATTGGAGTCCAATCTAAATTTAAATAACTTAAATCACCATCAATAGCTAATTCATTTTTATATTTTTGAATATTTTGCTCACCTCTTGCATATAGTTTTAATCTATGAAAGTTCGCCCATTGGTTATAGAACCTGCTTTGACCACCGTCTTTTCTGAACCATTCATATTGAATAGCTTGACCTATTTGCAATCCAAATTCAAAAGATTTTTTTTCAGAGTCAGAAACAAATTGACTTGGAAATCCTGTTGGATTAATATTTATCTTTACATCTTTCATTTATCTCATGATTTGACTGTAACTTCCTTTATTGTCGTATTTAGCAAAGTTAAGTTTTATTTTTGATTTTTTTTTAACAGGTTGATATAGGCTTTTTTGACAAGCCATTATTGCTAAACCTGAGCTAATAGAGGCATCAAATTTAGTTCTATTATTTATATTAAATCTAGCCCAATCTTCTAAGGTTCTTGTAAAATACATAGACCCCATTGAATCTGACTCTCTAAAAGTGCTTAACAAATCTAATCCCACATATTTTTCTATATACGATTCAATTGCAGCTGCATGAGCCTGCTTAATATCTTCTGAGCTATTTGGTATCCCTCCAAGTTCTTTTTCTGTTTTAGAAAGTTTGTTCCATGTCTTATCAGGCCTAGTCATTGAATAACCCCTGTATCCTCGATTTTTAAAATGATACAATAATCTAGGCTTGTTATTCTCTATAAGTATAGGCATTCCATAAAACACACAAGCCATAAGTATTTCTTCAAAAAATATTTCTGCCGTTTGAGGCCTAGCAACATATTGTAAGAAAAATTCATTTACTGGACCTTCATCCATATGAAACTTAGTTAGACCGTGACATGCTCCATTTGAAGCTCCTCCACCTACAGTACCTGATATATCATAACTGTCGCAACCAAAAGCCCCCATATGTTCATTGCCGGGATAAAAAACTCCGTTTTTTGTGTATCTTTTATTTTGAAGTATTTTATTTGGAGTCCAAGAAATTAAAAATCTTCCTTTATTGTTTGGGCTAAATATGACTTGAGTATCTTTTATGCCGTCTTTCCAAGAAAAAGAACCTCTAGTTAAAAATCTATCTTTTATTAAAGAATCATTATAATCAATTTGCTGATATATTTTTGTAAGATTAAAAAGAGATTGCTTGCTTTCATCTCTAAAAGCATGCGATTCTGTTCTAGGAAATTGTCTGTAAAATTCATTTAAAGCATCAGGATCATTTTTTAAACTATCAACCTCAGCTTCCCAATAATCAATGGCTCCTTGTTTTATTAATTCTCCATCAATACCAATTATTGGTGTTTCAGGAGTTCTAAAAACAGGCATACCATATCTATCAATAAATCCTTCCATATTAAACTCCATAGGAATAAATAAACTATATAATCCACTTTTAGTTTGACCATTTCTATTTCTATTAGAAACTTTTGAATCAAAATATAATTTCTTACCATTATCTCCGCCTTTTTCTAAAGCATTAGCTGTAGAACCCATCATGCATTTACCAATAACCTTACTACCTAAACGAAGGCAAGTTTTTGTAACTCTCCAATTGTTTAATATGTTATTTGGCTTTTCCCATTTTTTTGATTCATCATGAACCAATAACTTTAGTTTTTCTCCATCATAACTATTGTCTCCAGTATTTTTCCAGTCAATAGAGGTATCCAGTCCTTGTACGATATCCTCTTCTTCTATATACATATTTTTTTTTGTAATCTTAGAAGCAGGAACTCTAAATGCTAATTCCGTTTTAGGTTTATCCATACCATCCTGAACAGGCTTAAAAAAGAAAGGATAATTGTTTACAATTGGAACAACTTTATCTGTAAACATTTTTTTAGCATCGGCCCCTGTTTTTGAAAGTATTCCTAATCTAGCATCTTTACTTATAGTACCAATATTTGCAGATTCTTCACTTGCCATATAAGAAAATCCTGAACGTCTTATTTTTAAATAATCTTGACCAAAACTTCTTTTGTCAGCTTTACAAGCTTCCCAATGAAGATAAAAAACTCTATTTGCATCTCTGTAATCAGGAAGCCCTACATCTATTTTAGTCCATTGAACATACATATAATGAGAACCTGTCATGTATGTTTCCACTCCATTATTCATGAACCAAAAACCTTCATCTCTTCTGTCAAACTCTTCTTCGATATAATTAACCCACTCATCTTTAAATGACGAAGGAGCTGCATGCCATTGGAATATAGATTTTATTTTCTGTAATTGCTTTGGATATTCAAAAGGAACCCAATATTGTTCAGATTGCTTTTTACTATTTGAATGTATTTTTTTAGGAGGCTTAGGTAATGCTATTTTTATTCCTTCTATCTCAACGATGTCTTGAATTTGACCAGATTTTGATATAACTATAAAGTCATATTTTTCATTATACCCATAATCCCAAGACTTAAATTTGTTCTTGTTAGTTATTACAGTTTTTGGTAAAAAATCTTTTAAATTTTTTATTAAGCTATGTTGATCGTCGTTCTGCAAATCCTGATACTGGTTGTTTTTTATTTTTTGACTCTTTCCCTTCTATTAAATTTTTTTCTGCTTCTATTCTAGTTAATATTTCAAAAGCATCAAATATGGCTAATTTTTTAGTAGCAGCAGCATTTTTTAATTTATCAGCTGCAAGTTCATCATCTTCTCCATATTTTATAATTTGCTCTTCGGCAACTTTTATTAATTGTTTAACTGCTTTTTCGCCAGCTTTAATTATGTCTAATTTTATCTTATCTACATTCATAATGATAAAGTTATTTGATGATCAAACATTCGATATAATTTTTCTCCATCAACATTAAACTCATATTCACTATCCGGTTTAAAAGAAATTTTGTCCCCCTCTTTAATACCTTTGCTAATTAAATATTTATTTGGGTATTTAACTAATCCAATTAAAGGTTCTTCACTTTCGTGGCTCTTTAAGTAGCTTTCTTTTTTTTTAATTGGCTTTATCATGCAGTATTTAGAATGAGCATTCCATGAGCCATTATGATTATATAAAAAAAATTGGTCATTATCTATAAAAAACAAATCATCCTTAAAAAAGCTTTTTCCACTTCTTTCAACTCCCTTCATATCATTATAATATTTAAAAACATTATGATGAACTAACAAGGTATCTCCTACACTTATAGCACCTGTATAATTTATTGGAGTCTCCACAACTACTCCATATCGATTTGAGGCCACATGGTCTTCTTTAGACGTACTAATAATAAAGTCTATATTGCCTATTTTTTTAGTACTATTATATCTTTTACTATCCTTTGGTCTTACAATAAAATAAAAAGGTGATTTCATTCAAAATATATATTATATTCAATAGAAATAGGCATATTAGAATTAAATTCTTTCCATAAAAAAATTTCTCCTTTTTTATTTTCTATAAAAATACCTATTGATTGAGTGCTTTTATTCATTTTTATTAAATGAATTAAATGACTTCCTCCTAGTATTTCTTGACCTACAACATAATGCATAGCTCCATTTTTGTAATCAGGACCTACTGCTATCTTACGAATATCATTCATTTAATTTAATTTGATTTATAACAAATATAAGTAAAAAAAAATACCCCTAAATAAATAGAGGTATTCTAAGCGAAGAGGCTATCCTAATTGGAAACATCACGAAGATGTGGTCCTAATTGGAAACATCACGAAGATGTGGTCCTAATTGGAAGCCTCGCATATTTTAAAATACATTATCCCCCACCCCTTGCAGAAGGACCAGTTGCTCCTTGTGTTATACTATATGATGTACAAATTGTTCTATCGTTTGCGTTGAATCGATATTTTAACATTACTGCGTTTGATAAATCTCCAAATATGTATGGCAACTCATGGTTTGTATTTGTCCATGTAGGGTTTGGTATGCCTATAGCAAATTTCATTATAATTTGTGTTGTTCTTAAATCATTTGGATTATTATCAGGATTTATATTAGCGTTTGAACCTTGAACTGATAATCGTGTACCCCAATAATAATCTGATGATGTAGCAGGAAGCGAGGTCACTTCTGTATTTGTCCCATCAAACAAAAACGCTAAAGGATTAAAAGGCACTTCAATATAAGTGGTAGGTCTTAATGAAGCAAAGTCAGTTATCACTGACCCTGTCTTAGCAATCTTTAATTCACTATTTATATCCCACTCTGTCGGAATAGGAAATAATGCTCCTAAATAAATATTTCGATAAGTAGCATCTTGTTGTGTTGATGCCCAATTGCTTCCTGGAAAATTAGCTTTCTGATACACCCCATTGTTATGAGAAGGGTGAACAAAGTTTCCTCTTCCCATTACATAATCCTGATTATTAATATAATTAGGTTTTGCCTTTGTGTATCTAAACATAAAAAGCCGAGGATTTTTAGTTAACCAATCTGTTTCAACAGGTTTTTGTATAGCTACCGAAGCACCTGCACCAGGCGTTTTTAAAACATACATATATGGCGTAGGAATACCTGATGTGTCTGATGTGCCAATATATTCCTTTAATGCATCTACGGTGATGTTTTTAGTTACGTTTGTAGGCGTTCCGTTTTCTTGACTAATAATAATCTTATCAGTTCCTTGTGGGGTTACGGTATTGTATGTGCTAATCTTTGGCATAACTAATATTTTACTTTAACAAATATACTATTTTTTATTTTTAAATATTGGACCTGCTTTGTCTACAATTTTTTCAGCACTTCTTCCTATTACATAACCTCCAATACCTATTTCTAGCAAACTCCAAAACTCAGGCTCTAACTCAGGAGTTATTAAATGTGATGATAGCTGAGATATAAACTTAGTGTAAATTATAATAAACCCAAATGACAACATAAGGATTGGTCTCCAACTTCTCTGAAGCCAATTACCTTTTGCTTCAGCTACTATTATTTCAGTTTGCATTTTCTGCAACTCAAGCTCTTTCTCTTGAAGAACTTTAAATATTTCATTCTTGGCTCTTATTCTTTCCTCATCGCTAGTAAACAACTCATCAACAACATCTCCAATTTGTTTAAATACCTTTGTTCCAAAAAATTCTAATATCTTTTTCATACTAATAAGTCCACATTACCTGTTGAGACTTATCAAAATCCAAGTCTATATGAATAAAAGTATCAGCAACTCCTATTCTTTGAAAACCTGTTTCTTGTAATAGAAATACTAAATGAAATCTATCTGTAGAATTGGTGCATTTGATGTCAGCAGCTAATCCATACATGTGACTTGATCCCTTTGATGTTTCTGTTTTAGGCTTCCCTCCAACTGCAGCATTATGCTCTTCTGTCCTGTAGCCACTATTTATAACAATAGGCTTACCAAATTTATCCCTTACCTCGTCAAGCATCTCAAGAAAATCTTCGTGCATTAACGAACCACTTCCAGGCATGTCTGGAGAATCAAATTCTTTGTATGTAAAATAATTCATTTGTTTTCTTGATAGTTAGCGTAAATTCTTTGTGCAGTATAGACTATTGATCCTAGCAATAGTATTATTTTAAGTACTGCTTCTATTTCACTAAATGAAACTACTAACGCAATACTATTTAGTAGGTATATTTTCAAATCCGATAAGGTCATTTTATTAAACATTATTATATTCATAATTAATTACAACTGCTGAAAAACAAGAATTATCTTGAATATAATGATATGTAATGCTTGAGGGACTGCAGTATTTCATATAAACAAAGTTAACAAAATTTTATTAGATATTTTAAACTAAGAACCAGGGGGAGTGGGAGGTGGAAATATCATAGTTAAGGCATTTTATTTTCTTGGTAAGGCACACCAAAAAATGAATGTGCTCCCTCTCCTTGTACGTTTATTTGATAGGTAGCCCAACCATAAGGATTTTTTATTTTATCATACCACAACACATCAACGCTATATTTATCACTATACACAGGAGGAGTTATTTCTTTTCCAGTTACTGGGTCATAAGTTCCAGGTGTAATAATTAAAAAACCAAGTTCAACAATACTGTCAATATTATCTGGTGTATATTCACCTTCTATTTCAGTGCCTAAGGCTAAAATCTTATCTTTAGCTTGCTCTTCTGAATTAAATTCGTATTTACCAATTAAAATATTTTTCATTATTAATCTATATTTAAAACTCCTAAATAAAGGATTGCAGGCACGGTTGTGAAAGCTATGTCTACAAAACTAAACCCTGTTTTTTTCATATCATACAACTCTTTAAGAACTGCTAATACAAATGTTGCTAATACTGCTAATCTACCTTCCATGAAATGAATAGCCACAAATGATAATAAACTTCCGTAGAAAAAATGTAGCATTTTATCTTTTGGTAATGATGATAATGTTTCTAGTAATGTTTTCATATCGTTGTTAATTCAGTTAATTCATCGTCTGTCAATGCTTTGCAGTAAACTCTTAAATCTTTAGTTCTACCGTAGAAAGGTAATGAACCTGTTCCTATGTCGAAATCCAATTCAGTTAAAGTTCCTTCAGCCCAAACCGAACCAACTAAATCAGTACCAATTTCAACACCATCAACCCATAAAGCAAAATCATTTTCTTTGTATTTAAAAGCTACTTTATGAATATCTGTCTGACTTGAAGCAACGTATTGAAGAGAAGATTGAGTAGAACCTGCTACCTTTGTTTGACATATAATTTTATTCGCGCTACCTGAATAATAAATCTGTACTATATTTCCTGTTGTTCCATCATTTAAGCTAATAAGTCTAATACCATCGTTTTCCACTAAAGCACTTATCTCTGCATATAAAACACCCTCTTCACTATTGATTGTGGGTGTAGCATCAACACAAGTTTCTTGAGCTCTTGTAACTGTTGTACCACTCGTAGGGATATAAGATGAAGCGTATGGTAATTCTTCTAATTGACAAGCCCATAAAATAACTGTGCTTCCACTGTTTGATTGTATTCTTACTTGTGATGATGTGCTTGTGGAAGAAAAAGTCATAATACACCTATACCAGCCATTACCTAAATCAATCATATCACCTGTAGGAGAACCAGTGCCTGGGGTAAATGATTCAGTAGAAAAGTTGTAATTACCAATATTACCTGCTATGTTTAAATAAAACGTATCTCCTATAGATTTTTTAGCATAAACTGACGCAGTAAACGTTCCTACTGTATTAACTCCTAATAATCTAATAAAATCATTTGCAGTTGGAAATTCCACTGCGTAAGCAGATGTCCCACCACTTAAATCATCTTGACCTCCTGTTCTAATTGGCGAACCAAATGTAGCCCAAGAGCTTAAATCTTCACTATAAATAAGTTCATTTGTAGAAATTGGTTCAAGTAAAAAAGCACCTTTGTCTGTTGTTGTGTATGCAGTAACTTCTTTGACTGATACGTTGTCAATACTTAATATCGTATTTGTCCCAGGATCAGCTTTTAAAAATAAATTCGCGTTATTTGCTATAAATTTTTCCGTATAAGTACCATTAGCAGTTCTTGGAATTGCACCACTCCTACTAACATTTCTTACAAATCCTTGAACATAATCAACTACATCATAAGTTAATACATATTCTTTACCACTAACCATACAATTTTGATAAATATTTGCATTTCCCCCACTATAATTATTTATGTCAAATGTAGCAACACCATTAGCAATACTCCATCCACTCTGTTTCGACCAATTACTATCTGTATCAAATGAGCCATTAGTTACAAGCTCATCGCCTAAAACAGGAATATCAAATGTACTACCCGTATAGTCTATTCTTGGTACGTCATCTGTTAGAACTTCTTGGACTACTACGTTGTCTACTGAATATATAGCACCATTTCTTGCTCTAAATAAAAGATTACCACTCGCTTGGCTATGTGTAAAATATACTGTAAAAGTGCCATTGCTTGTTATAGTGTATATAGCACCACCATTATTATCCATTAACCTTGATTCGCCTAATCCATTGTAGTCGGAAATAGTAAAAGTAGCCTTGTATGATTTTCCATTAGTTAAAATGTCTTGCCACAATAAAGAAGTTTGACCATCACCATCTAAATTACCTTTACCATCACTAATAGTTGAGTTTGATTTTGACCAATCATCATTCGGGTCTACTTGTTTAACTGATACGTTGTCTATTGAGCCATTAAAATTATTGCTTATAAAAAACAAAGAAGTGTTTGCAGAAGATATTCCTGTAATATATACAGAATAAGAACCTACTGCAGTTCCTTGAGTACCACTTACAGTACCGTGTAAGTTAGGTATAACACCACCACTAACATAGTCTACAATATCATAAGAAACTAAATAAGTATTTACTTCATTTGCAGTTAAAACACTACTTTGTTGTAAATTACCGCCACTCCCATTTGAAGATGCTTTACCATCTGCTATTGACCAATTTGCAGCTTTAGTCCAATCAGTATCGCCATTCTCAAAATCCCCATTTGTTACAAGCTCTGAACCAAGTTCATCAAAAGAACCATTCTGAACTAAATCTGAACCTAAATTAGTAACTGTTTCTATTAGTCCGAACTCATTAACTCTTGTTGCGAATGAATTACGTGTAAATGTAAAATCAGAAGTAATGGCATTGTAGTCTAACCCAAAACATGCTTTGGGAAATCCACCTCCTGATCCTTGAAGTGTAGAAGAATAAATTGCATTTGCAATAGCTATATACATACTACCAAAGTGCTAAAATACCTGAAGCAGTTGTGTTGGTTGCAAAAACTCTTACCACATTTACTGGCAAAAATCCCCCATCTGGAAATCCTGCAAACACAACATCGTCACCTCCTGCAGTTAATACTCGCAGGTCACCTCCTGTGCCTACATACAACACACATCCATTGTTGCCTCTTCCATTAGAGTTAGAAACACTAGGAATGTCTACTGTATCACTTGGTGTAACTGCTGCTGCTCTACTCGCTTGTAATTTTTGATATGCCATTTTATTTGTTATATGGGAAAACTCTATTTAAAGAATCTCGTCTTTCAGAACAACCACATGGTTTACCTGTAGCTTTAGAAACAGTATCAACAACTTTTTTAATACCTGTGGCTTTTGTAAACTTTTCAATTGAATCGCCTAATCCTTTAGATTTTTCCATTATTTTTTTATTAATCCTCCTATTTTTTTCTTTACATTGTTAATGCACTCATAAGACATATTATGGTCTCCTGAGTATGCATGACCTGTTTTCTTCTTAGCCATTGCTTTTGATTCGTCTCTTCTAGACTTTAAAGATTGAGATTTTTTTCCATTTTTAGAACCTAAAGACTCATCTAGTCTTGAATTATAACCTTGTTTTTTCATGATGTAAAGTTTTATTTAACAAATATACTAATATTTTCCTTGTCTTTTCTTTGGACTAGATTTTGTGCTACCACCTTTGCCAGCCCATAAATTTTTACAGGCCCAGTATCGAGCTGTCAACTTCGATTTTGCTGTTCCGCATTTATGTCTGGCTTTAAAAGATTTTCTAGCGGCAGCACTATAATTGTGTCCATAGCCTTTGGCTCCAAAGTGAATAAGTTTTTCTTTTCCTCCTTCACAACCTTTAACCATTTTCTTTTTACCTGCTCTATCTGAGGCCCTTGGTTTATTGCAGGCCATTTTGCTTTTATCTGCCATAATTATGATTTTGCTTGTATTACTATCCAGTTACTACCATCAGACCAAACTGCACATCCATTGTACGCTTTGTTTATAACATAAAACGCACCTCCATCAATTGTTTCTGTTCCAGGTGCAACTACATGAACTTTATCACTTGCAACAACTGTAGAGTCGTTTACTATTCTTAAAAATCTGTACGGTATATCTGTTGCCGAAGGAAGAATTAAATCAAACGTTCCTGATCCACCTGACCATGTCAGGTCAATTATATTTTTAGTTGTTGTAATTGTTACGCTACCTCCAGAGGTTGCAGTAATAAACTCTGGTTCAATTATTGCCGTTGCACCAAACTCAACCTTAGACGCTATCTCTTCAATAGTATACGCATCCCTCATTGCGTTAGCTTGTTCAGAACCTTTGTTTTTTGTATCAACAAATGGAGCTACTCCATGAAACTTAGTGCCATCTGGTATAGCCATAATTTATTCTTCTATCGGTGGTTCAGGAAATGGATCAATCCCATTCTCTATTAATATTTCAGCCCATTCAGCTTCGTTATCATAGTAATCAACTTCTGTCCAAGGCGTTTCCATACATTGAGTAGGAAGTATAGAACCATAAGCCATTATATTTTCTCGTGTACCATCCCAACATATAAACCAAGTTTCATTTGGTGGGTAACATATTTTTGTGTTTTGTAAAGATTTTAATTGTGCCATTTTATTATTATTATTATTTATACACCACCACCATCTATGATAGTCCAATTGTATGTGTTAATTAATGTATTTTTTGCCGCTTCTGCTGCTCCACCTAATGTGTATTGAGATGTGCCAAAGTTAATATTAACATTAGATTGTAAACTTTGTGCTGCCCAACTTATCAATGTTGCATCGTAGTTGGCAGTAGATAATGAAGAATTATTAATCCAAAATTGCAATCCATTTGTCATACTTGTAGGCGTCCAATTGGCTAAACTAATATCTGTTTGCCCATAAGCATTAAATTGACTAAAATTAGATGCGTTAGAAATATTCCAGTTTTCTAATCCACTATTAGTCATAATCAACGGATTAGAAAAAGTATTAAAATTTGTAACGTTACTTACATCCCAACTACCAATGTAAACATTTGCCATTTGGGTTGTTCTATTAAACATCCAACTCATGTTTGTAGCAGATGAAACATCAAAGTTATCCATATCCGCAAGGTCTGCTCCATTGTCAAACTGACTATTAGACCTTAAAAAATTAGTAAAGTTTGTAACATTACTAGTGTCCCAGGTTGATATTTTATTTTTCCAACTACCATAATAAGAAAAATTAGACATATTAGTCACATTACTAACATCCCAGTTTTGAACCGTAGAGTTATAGTAATTACCAAAATCAGAAAAAGCACCAAGATAAGAAAAAGATGTTACATTTGATAAATTTGGTAAGTCCGTAGCGGTTAGTCCAGTAAAACCTCCACAACTCCTAAACATATTAGTCCAATCTTGCCAAACTATAGTTCCCCAATTTAAAACATCTCTTAGTTTTTCTCTATAAATATCATCAGTAAGATTTTGCATACTTAAGTGAGGAAAATCACCACTAATCTTAGTTATATGATCACCTGCAGTTGCATAGGTGTGAGAGATATTAGCGTCTGTATTGTATGTTTCTACTGTACCATCACCCCAATCAATAACATAATCAAATGTTCCACTACCAATACCTATTTGTATTTCTTCATTAGGTGTAGTAGTTTCCCACTTTAATGTAAAGGGTTCTTCTGCAGCTCCAAGTGATTTAGCTAATGCCCTTCTCATTAGTTAGCGTTTGAAATTGATAAATCATAAACAATACCACTATCTGTGTTGTTACTTACACTTAAGGCTAGTTGGTTGCGTGTACCATCATTAGCGTATGTACCACCGTACTGTGTCCATCCTCCTGGAATTGTAAGAGATTCATCTACTGTAGAGGTTATATATAAAGTTACAACAACCGTTTCACCAACAGATGGATTGTTTGCTACTGATAGTGTAGTTGCACCTGTTAATGTTAGTTCGTGATTATCTTTATTGAGGTCTATACTGTACGTTCCTGATACAGATGTATTTTCCACACTTACACCAATCTTAGAATTTTGTGATATTTCTTCAATCGTGTAAGCTTTTCTTTTAGAGTTTGAAAATTCAGAGCCTCTGTTTACTGTTTCTACAGGCTCGTGTATTCCATGAAATCTTGTTCCTTTTTCTATTGACATTACTTAGTGTATTTTTTAGTTACTTTTCCTGCTTTGGTGTTAGAAACAAACTGCTTCTTTCCACCAGAGGCTTTCTTTTTTCTAGCCGTTTTAGCTCGTTGCTTTTTACTTAACGCTCTAGCTTTTGCTAAAGGGAGACATCTATCTGGATTTTTTTTGTTCTTGCTAGTACCACATTCACCTTTGATTTCCCCATCAGTTCCAATGCGTACCCACTTTTCTTTTCTCCATTTAGCTAACTCTCCCATTATTTTTTCTTTTTTCCTTTAGCGTAGTTAGGGTCTTTACAGTACTTACTAGCAGCCATATTAGCATACGCAGATGGGTACTTGTCAAATGTTCTCTTTGCCCAGGCAATACCTGCAGGACAAATCTTATTTCCTTTTGTTCTACCTTTCTTTGCCATTACTTTTTACCACACTTAGCATAAACACTATTTGCTATCTTCTTGTTCGATGGTAGTCCAAAATTTTCTGGCTTACCCTTCATGCTTTTGTTTCCTGCTGTAAAGTAAGGTTTTAAATTTTTTTTCATGATTTCTTCTTTTTAGTATTTTGTCCTTCCCATCTACCCATTTTTTCAAACTCAGTCTCACCATAAGGATTAGTTTTTGCTGTAGGCTTTAATCCCTTCATCCCCATCTTATATCCTCTTTTGTATTGGGCACTATCTCTTTTTTTCGCAGGTCTGTTTGTGTTAGCACCTTCTGATCTATTTCTAGCAGCATTAGCCATTCTAAAATTTTTCCAAGTTGGATTATTTTTCTTACAATCTGCTAAAGCTTTACCTTTTAATCCTTTACAATCTGCCATAGTTTTATTTTTTATTTTCCTCCTGTATTACCTTTGTTTTTTCTTCCTTTTCCTTTTTTACCTCTAGCTCTTTTGTCGCCAGGGGTATTTGTTTTACTAGCTCTATTCTTTGATTGAGCTTCTAACACTATTTTATTTCCTTTGTGTGAAACATCTTTTCTATCATGATTACCATAGGTTCCTTCTTCTCTGTTCTCTCTATTATTTGCAACTCTTCTTTTTATTTGAGCTTTACGAGCATTATATCTTTTTTGATATGCTAGTCTTTTCTTTCTTGCCTCTGGATTATCTCTATAGAATTTTGCAGTTCTGCCTAGTGCCATGTAAAAATGTTATATTTACAAAGATATTAAATTAAATTAAATTAAATTCATGCAACGAAATAGACCAAAATCCGACTACTTAAAGTATTGGAAGACTGTAAAACAATGGGCTAAGGCAAAATACAACCTTACAAATGCTCAAATAGAGTTGATGCTGTTTCTCTACAGCGAAGGATTATTTACAAAAGCTCAATTTAAAGAATTTAAGGAGTGCATGTCTTGGGACCGGAACATGTTTTTCAATATGCTAAAGGATGATTGGATTGTAAAATTCAGGGAACGAAAAGGAAAGCAGTCTACTCTTTATGAGCTTGGATTTAAAGGTAAGCGCGTATGCGCTTCGATTTATAAAATCCTAAACAAAGAGGAAATCATCTCCGAAGACCGAAGACGAAATCCTATGTTTAAGGATAATATAAACTATGGCAATAAAGTTTATAGAAAAATGATTATCAGAATGAATAAAGAAATAAAAAATTAAACTTATGAAAATATTAAATTGGGTATTGCATACTTGTTATGCACCATTAGAACAACCAAGCCCCAAGTGCAAATCCTATTACAAACACTATTGCAAATGATATTAGTAGTTTATTAAATACTTGCTTGGCTATTTCGCCACCTATTCCTTCCATCATAATTTTTAGTTTTAAAGTTAACGGTGCATAATACCGTATATATTTTATTTCGTTCCTCAACAAATCATATACAATTCGTCATTGGCAGTAATACTATCGGCTATTTCTGATAGTCTGCCATTTAATCTCATTTAATAGGTTCATTTCTGCATATTCATAGCTTGAATGAAACCAAGGCTCTGAGCTAATCCCTGCAACAGATATAAAATGAGTCCAATATTTTCTACCGTACCAATTAGTTTTCTGCACTTCTACAACAAAGCCTTTTTCGTATTTCTTAATTCTGTAATTCATATCTTATACGTACTACTGCCAAGGCTCTGCACAATTTGCACAATAACCACTTATCCCATTTTCACTTACTTTCATTTGTGGGCGTGGTGTTTTGCAATTACATTTCACAACATCGGTTAAACACAATATTTTTTCGTACTCTAATGCTATGTCGTTCGCTTGTCTAGCCGTTAATCTTACTGTTTTTTCTGGCTCTATCTTTAGTACATTTATCCACGCTTGTTTTAATTCTTTTTTCATATCTACTATTTTGAATCTCATATTAATTACAAAACAACTACCACATCATTCTCTGTTATTATAGAAACCATCTCATTATTTAGACTCATAGAGTGGCCAGCTCGTTTATCATAGTATATAACATCTCCTTTTTTAACAGTCTTAACGTCTGTCCCTGGAATATTTACCTTTCCTTTCTTGTATCTAAGCTGATTACTATCTTGAGAAGTAAGTAGTATCCCTGATTCTGTTGTAATTTTTTCGTTAATCTCCTCGATTACAATGTATTTCCCTATTGCTTTCATTTGCGTTTCATTGTCATTATTGCGTTAGTACTTAGTATAGTTGTTGCAACACTTACTGCGTTTCTAAGTGCGTTCTTTGTTACTTTTGCAGGATCAATTATTCCCATTTTGTACATATCACCATACTTATCGTTCTTTACATCGTAACCTTTGTTGACATATTCCGATATATTTTCAATAACAGTAATCGGGTCTTTCCCTGCATTAACTAATATCTGTTCAAATGGTGCGAAAAACGATTCTCTAAGAACATCTGACATTTCTCCAAGCATTTTGTGAGCATATCTTAGTAATGCAATTCCTCCTCCTGGTAATATCCCTTCTTCCATAGCAGATTTTACGGCACACACAGCATCCTCAACTCTGTCATACTTCTCTTTTTGCTCAATATCAGAGTTAGCTCCAACATATATCACACCTACTTTCCCCATCAAGAGCGATATACGCTGATCAATAAAGTCTCTCTCGTTTTTATTAGAGTTCATATCGCGTTGGTCCTTAAGCTCCTCTATTCTTTGTGTAATATCTTTTAAATCTTTCTCCCCTGTTACGATTGTAGTCTCACTTTTCCCAACCACAATCTTATCAGCGCGACCTAAATTATTCATAG